AACTGGCAAGCATTGGCTTCAATTCTTTCATTTTTTCTTCTCCTTGTTAGCCGCCTTTGGCAGCTGTACAGTTGGAAATTCTCCGGCATATTCTGAGTATTTTGGCCTAGCAAAACCAACTATTTCCTTGCCGATAAATCGCTCTTTTATCATGACCATGCCGCCGTTGCGCTGGTCGCCAGTGCCAGATGTATTGCCCTCGATACAGAGAACGCTCTTGAGACCAACCTTGACCACAATCCCAATATGGCTTATTCGATCTACACCGTCATGCGGAAAGTCCATGAAACAAAGGTCGCCCAGCTTTGGCACTTCTTTCCAGCGACCTAGATCCTTCATTTTCTGTGCTCCGGCAGCTGTGCTGACCATGCTTGGGATTTTGATACCGGCCTCATTTGCACACCAGTTCACAAAACTTCCGCACCAAGGCAAACCGTCGGCTTTTGTAAATTTGCCGTACTTTGTAAGGTTTTCGCCTTTTTCGACTGTGCCGACTTCTCCAAGTGCAGCTTGAATAATTGCTGCGGCTGTGCCTTGCGGATAAATCATGAGAGCAATGCAGCCGCTTCTTCAGCTGTAAGTCCAAGTTTTTCCAACACGGCTTCTTTTGTCGCTAATTTTGCTGCGCTATCAGCTTGCCTTTGTGCTTTTGACAAGGCATTAGCTGCTATTTCGGCACTGCGATCGGCTTGTTCCTCGTCTGTCATTTTACGGACAATTTCTTCGCCTGTTTCAGCATTGAGTATGTAAATATTATCGTTTGTCATTATGCCTTCGCCAATCCATAGACTGAGATGTTTCCTGTAATATTTCCGCCTACACCTAAGAATCTAAGGCCGGTGTAAGTACGCGCTGTAACTTGATAGAAGCCTGCTGTATTTGCAGATAAAGCACCGCCTGAGAATCCAACTAAATAACCAATAGGATTCTCGCTTGCATTTCCAACATTGTTGATAAAAAATGATCCACTTGAAGCTTGAGATGCTGAATTTCTAATATCTACTAATGCTGTAACAGATGAAGCATTATTGTTGTTTGTTACTGCATAAGTAGTATCAAGCGAAGCAGTTTTACCATAATAACCGGCTGTCTCTGTAGTCGGCCCGGCGTAACGCAACTGAATTGCTAAATCGTCTGACACATTTGTGCCGTATATAATTTCCAAGACAATCTGATAAGTTTCGTAAGTGCTAGTAAAAATGTTGTCAAGGTCAACTGTTGCCACGTTTGAGAATGTTGACCTAGAGATAAATGTAAATCCTGATCCTGCCGCTGCCGGCGCTGCCCAAGTGGGAACGCCACCCGCAACCGTCAAGACATTGCCTGTTGAGCCAATTGCCAAGCGAGTGTTTGTGTTGGCTGTAGCTGATGAGTAAGCAAGATCGCCAAGAGTTGTGCCGGGCTGCAATGCCTTGAGTCGTGTGTCAACGCCCTGTAATGCTACGTCAAAATCTGCCGGCAAATCTGTAACAAGATCTGTTGATGTTGGCAAGACAAAGCCGTAGTTTGTGGTCGGATTGGCCATTTATCTACCTTTCATTTTATGACACAATTGTGGCATATTCCCATGTCAAAATTGGCGACACGCTCGCCCATGTTTCGGTAACTGGCACGTCATTCCAGCGCATAGCCTGCAAAGAATAGGCCAGCGGCGACATAAGCAAGGTAACTGATAATTCGTTGTAACTGGCGCGGAATGTAAAGCCCTCGACAAAGCCTTGGAACGTACCGGCGGACATATTTAGTGGCAGGTTGTTCAAGGCTATTGGCTGACCCATAAACACATTGATTAGGCTGTCTCGATCGCCATTGTCCAGCTCTGGATTAGTAAGTGCGTAGGTAATTTGGTCAAAGTTTGGCTGAGGATAGGCTCTTAGCGCCAAGTAAAATGCTGCTTGCGATTCCGCGTCGGCTTTATGTTTAATCGTGGTGCTAATTATTTGCGCCAATTCTCCATACAGTCCAACTGAGGTTTCATCTCTGTCGCTGACTTGACTGCCGCTACCAGTGCCATATTTGATTGTTAAATCATTGCGCACGTCGCCAGCTCTAGTTTTTATTGTTATGCCCCGGCCTAGCGCATGATTTGCTGTGAGATCCGTGTATCCGTTAGTGGCTAAGTATGTTGTCCGGTGCGTAGAATCCGCATAGCCAATCAGGCCGTTTGCGTCCTCGTAAATATAGCCAAGGCCAGAAGTTGCCAAAGCCGAAACCAGCTCATAAATAACAATTCTTGATGATGAGCGTTGTGCAAGCTCATAATTGCCTGGCCTGTCAATTTCGCCCAATCCTGTGTTTCCTGCATTTGCCCAAGTCTCTGTTGGATCATAAGTCGACCAAGTAAGCGCAGCTGGTACTTGCTGCCATTGTGCAAATAAAACTTGTGACAAAATTGTGTAGATTTGGTCGCCGTCAAAATCCTGTGTCAACACGCCGTTTGTGAGAGCCTTTTGCAGCCTTGCCAAAGCGCCCAAGGCAGTAATTGTCACCTCTTGCGTGTAAGCCGTCGAGCCGACCTCTGAGACGCTTACAGCTATGTCTACAATCGAACCGCCAAAGATAGGTGTATAGACGGCGGAAGTGTCCTGAACCTCAACGGATAAGGTGTCATTTATTTCGTAGTCAATTGCGGCTTGATTGAACACAATAAGCGTAAGAGAGCAATATCCGGCTTGCGCCTGCTCATAGATGTTTGTACGCCCAGAAGTAATGTTTAGGCTGGCCAGCACTGAGTCTGTGACGTCAACGCCAGCTATTTTTACTCGCCAGACTGGCGACCACTGTGTCATGATCGAGCTAATGCAAAAGCGTTTGCCCCGCCTGTGCCTCTGTAGAATGAATCATTTAAAGTGTTGACAATAGTGCGCGCTGTGCCTTCGGCGTCCAATGCGCCATTGACTGTCAAGTTAATTCCAACCGGATTAAACGTGCCAGTTCTAGGCGTTACGTCATAACCGTTTGTAATACTTGACATAAATGCCGACCCACTTGAAGCACTAGCAGCACCTTTTGCAGCTGCCGCTATACCGCCACCGCCGCTTGATGTTGAACCTGATCCGCCAGATACGGTCGGAACTGAGACGGTTGGTACTTTTGCGGTTGATGTAACACTAGGAACTGAGACCGTCGGAATGTTAATAGTTGGAGCTGTAATTTTTGAGACGTTGGGCAAGAATGGCACTGAATTGTAAAGGCCAATTAAAACGTTTATACCTTTAACAGCTCCATTGATGAGCGTGTTAAGGCCGCCTATGACTGCCCCGATTACGTTAATGACGCCGCCTGCAATTTCGCCAACTACTTTAAACGCTCCGCCTAATACTGTGACCAGTACAGGTACAACATATTTCTGAATAAAATCAATAAATAACGTAAATTCCGCTTTGTTATCTTTAATTGCGTCTGTGATTGGCTTGAAGAAATCTGCAAATTTGCCCAGTGCTGGCACGACTTTGTTGACAATAAACTCAACTAGGCTCTGGATTATTGGAAGCAAGCGAGCGCCAATGGATTCTTTTGCCTCGTCAAATGTAACTTTAAGAATCTCAAGTCGTCCAGCAAATGTCTTAGAGTTTTCAGCTGCCGCACCGCCAAAGAGATCCGAGAGTTTGCCCTGCACTTCTGTAAATGACATTGCCTTTAATTCTGCCGCTGATAGCCCAATGCCTAGTCTGCCCAATGCCACTGTGTTGCCGTCATAGGCTTTGCCAAGGCTATTTGCCACGCTGTCAAGGCCTTTGCCTGTCGCCTGACTAATATCAAGCGCAAGGCTTAATAAATCCTGAGCCTTTGTCACGTCACCAGTTGAAAGAGCCAACCTAGAAAGCGCCGGACGCAGCTTGTCATCTGCAACGCCTGTGGCCAATGATGTTTTTAGTATCTGCTTTTCAACAGCCGCGATCATGTCATTCGTTGCGCCGGTTGCATTCTTTAGAGATGTGGCAAGTCGTATCTGCGCGGCTTCGTCCTCGATTGCAGCTTTAACGCCGTCAACTGCGAGCTTTACCGCGTACGCACCGGCAGCTGCCGCAGCTGCGGCAAAAGCTAGTCCAGCCTTTTTGCCAAATTCTCCAAGTTTGCTGCTAGATCCTTCTACGTCAGCGTTAGCGCTGTTGAGTGATTTTTTAAGTTGATCGACGTCAGCAAGTATCGAGAGCTTGAGCGTTCTACTTTGTGCGACCATTTAAAATTCCTTTAGGATCTTGTCGAAGGCATTTTCCCACTTCGCAATGATTTCAGGCTGAATGGCGCGCAATGTTGGATAAATAAACCAGCCGTTAGATCCTCGACCTTTTGGGCTAGAACCTGACCAGATTGGGAACTGCTTGTATTTGTTAGATCCGAATTCATTGCCGCCCCAAAGCTCTTTTGTTGTGCCACCACCAGAGAATTTTTGGCCGACAAAGCCAAAAGACAATTCGCCAATCTTTGAGGACTTGGAAACCTTTGATCCGCGAGCAATTCTTTCAGCTGCGCGGCCTCGACCTGTGGCAGTGCCTATGATTTTATCTTGAGCAAATTCTGCCAGTGCTCCAGAAGCGGCTTTGGCTTGGACTGTAGCTTCTGCGTCCATTGCCTTGAAAGCACCTAGGACGCGGCGTAGATCAGCCTTGTCATAGGCAATTTCAACGCTGTCCGCCATTTTGCTTCTCCAATATCTCAAGCGCTGTGTATATCTGCTCCGCCGTCTGCCATTCGCTCATTGGTATTCCAGTCGCTAATGCTAAATCGACCAGAATCCGATTTACGCTTCCGGCGGCGTAGCTTTTGGGAGAACCTCACCGACTGTCACATCTGCGACTGTCTCGCACCAGATTTCAAAGCCCTTGATTGGCTTGCCAGCGGCTTCGCGCTTCATTGCATTCCACGCAAGAAAGAGAAGATCGGCAATGCCAATCTTGTCTTGAGCTTGTGAAATTGTCTGGCCTGTTTTGTTCTCCCACTTCGCCCACTCTGGCGGTTGCGCGGTATATGTACCGAACTCGCCTGATGTGTATTCGATTGTGATTGGTAGTTTCATTTTGTGCTCCCGTTTTTATCGCTATTAGCTGATTGTTAGGACTGGTGTTGAGGCGCAAAGCATTGCCCATGAATCGGTTTGTGCGTCTGGTGCAGCGCCGCCAGCCGTAGGTGCTACTGGGAATGCTGTACCGGCAAAACTTGCTCCCGTAGCACTGACTAAAGTAAATGCTAGAGCTGTATTTGGCGCAGTCGTGAATGCTGTCCACATTGCTTCAAATAGTGATCCAGTAGCGCCCCAGTCAGCGAGAAGCTCAAGATTAAGTGTCCACTGATCGTCAATGTGCTTGTAAGCCTTGCCGTCAAGTGTTTGGTAGGTAGTGATTACAGGCGCGTTGACCAGCGTGACTGACGTGGCTTGCGCGTCATAGTTGACTGTCGCAAGTGTCAAGGTTATGTCGCGACCCGTTACTATTGTTGTTGGCATTCGGTTTTCTCCTTAGATTGTCTGTTGTGTGTAGTAAGTGCTGACCGCGAGATCCGCCACTAATAGGTTTGAAGCTCCTACAGATTGCACCGTCGGACGCTGTACGTCTCCAACTGTGTAACCGGCAGGCATTGCGCCCATAATCGCAATAATGAGCTGCTCAAGGTTATCGAGCGCGCCAGCTGTGTTGTTATAGGCAACAGCGGCAGTGAC